GGTGTAGATCAAGCAAACCGCTTGCTGCACCGGCATCGGCGTCAGCAGTGGAAAGCGTCACCACTTCCCCTGCCTTGCCGAAACCGCAGTCGCACAGGACAAACGCCTGTACGGTTTGTGGTGCTTTGGTTGCCATTTTTATGTGGCGCTGTTGACGTAAACGCGGACAGCAGCAGTCTCAAGCAAGTTGCCGCCGGAGCGAGTCCAGCCGCAGAAACCGACCTGATTGCGAAGCGCAAAAGCCGAATCGTCAAAGCGGCGCATCGCGGTAGTACCGGCTACATCACGAATGTTGTAGTAGGAAAAATCACCGAAGGCGATAGAGCGTGCATTCGCGCCCATCACGGCCACGTCGTCATTGATGGCGACAGGGCAACCCAACAGTGAGTCAGGCGCGCCAACTTGCGTGCTGTATTCCCAGATTGGACGGCCCGTGGTTTCCTTCAGCTTCGACACGACAGCAACGCTCAGGTCGTTCATCATGAAACGAGCGCCGGAACGATACGCACGGTTTACCGAATGCTTCAAGTCAACAAGATCGTCGTAAGTGACGGTCAGGGTTTGGCCTGTAACGCCGGTTTTGCCAACGCCTGCACGCGGGATAACGCCGTCTGGCTGGGTTGTGCCAACGCCGACAGTAAAGTGCGTGTTTTGAATGCGCGCAATACGAGTCGCAAGGCGATTGACGACGAACGCAATCACGTCAATTGCGCTGTCCTGGATCAATTCCAGTGGCAATGCAATCTGGTTGCTGGTGTAGTAAAACGGATTCAGCGCGATAGTGCCGAATGTCAATTCGCCAATTGGAGCCAAAGCGTTTTGACCAACGATTGCGCCGACCTCTGCTGTGCCGTCAGACGTAGGCCAGTTCATCGGATTACCGCCTGCGGTTGTGATGATGCTGGCAACTTCGCGCATACCGCCAAAAGCACGCAGGCGGTCAATGACCATTGACGCGATTTCAGACGGGACAGTAAAGCCGCCTTCAGCCGGTACAGTGGTTGACATTGCATTGCGGATGGCCGTAGCCTGCTCTGCGTTGACGTTTGCACCATTGCGCAGATACAGCGCTACAGCAGCCATAACGTCAAGCGTTACGCCTTCTTCTTTTTTGCCGGGAGTGGCATTGAAGAATTTGTCGGCGTCGAGTTCGCGCATCGTTTCGATGTTTGCGATCTGCTTTTTACCGGCGTTGATTTCGTTTGCGTAGCCGTCAAATTGCGCTTGCTCCTCCACTGTCCAGGACGCGGAGCCTTTATCCGCAATCAGTTGATTTGCTTGCTTTGAAAAATTGGCGATCTTCTCGCGCAGTGCGGTGATGTTGCTCATAAGAGCCTTTCTTGAACGAAAAAAAGGACTCGAACTGAGTCCTTAGTTGGTGGCAGTGGCCGACTGCCAGCGGTTTCTACAGCGCGAGAAGCACTATTGAATTGATAGCAACGTCAAACGGTTTTGATTAGTTGCGGACGTAAAAAAACCCGCTGCTGGGGCGGGTTCTGGTGGTGTGTCTTTTACGGGTTCTGGTGGTGCACTTTTGGCTTCTGGCGCATTCTTGAAAGCCGCAAGGTTCCATGCGTTAGCTGGTTTGCCTTTTTTGTTTTCGACAATCGAGTCGGCAAAACCCATATCTAATGATTCTTCAGCAGACATCCACGTTTCGGCGCGCATTAGCGCCATCATTTCTTCGGCTGGTTTGCCGGTCTTCCGGGCGTAGTCGGCGGCAATGGAGTCGTCAATCTTGTCAAGCAAGACGCACATTTCCTTCATCTCTGCGCTGTTGCCCCAAACGATGCACGATGCGCAATGCACCATCAGCATTGATCCGGCTTGCATAACCACGGAATCGCAAGACATAGCCACATAAGACGCTGCTGAAGCTGCCAAGCCGTCAACGTAGGCTGTGACGTTGGACGGGTGCGCGGCAATTGCTGCAACCATTGCGCGAGCGGAAAAAACGTCCCCACCTGGGCTGTTTATGTGTAAAGCAATATCGCCCGACTTGATGCTATTCAATGCCGACACAAAAGCCGTAGCGCTCACGCCGTAATAGTCGTCAATCACGTCATACAAATCGATGCGCGTGCTGCCGTCTGCTTTGGCTGTCACTTCAAACGATTTATAGACAGCCTTGTTATCAAAAACTAGCTTTGCAAAATTTGGGTTTTTCATTCTTTGTTTCCTTACATCAAAAGCAGGAGTAACTCTTCGTCTTCATTGACAGGTGCTGTCTTGCGCTTTTTGTCAAGCTCAACCGCCACCAAACGGGCTTTTGCCGCCGCCTGTAGGTTTTGCAAAAGAAGAGGCAGCAGCATTGGTTACCACTCTTCCGACATACCAAGTAGCACAGACGCAGTGCCAAGGCCGCTGAACGTGCGGAGCGCTACTGTCACAGGCAGCAAGGCGGGAATGTAGATTGATAAACCTCGTGGCGTGCTGGAGCCCGCCCGACTGACACCGCTTCCGCTTGCTGTAATCAGCGAAGAATAAATCAGGTTACCGCCAGTAATAGCAGTGGCAGACGTGCTCAACTCAAGGGCCGTTTCACCTCCCGCTATGCCCGGAATTACCCCAAAAGACGACCCCGTTAGCGTGGCGTTTAAGTAAATTTCCAGCACTGCACTGGCATCACAAACTAATTCAACAAAAGCCACACGAACAGGCACGGAGACAAACGCTGCCTTGTGACGCACCGACAACAGCGGGACGGATGTTGTTCCAATAGACGCAGCAGACAGGCGATTGACTGTCGTTAACCGTTCGTTAGGGATATAGCGCCCGATGACTGAAAATTGCCGACCGCCCACAAGCACGCTCAACGCAGCCGCTGTGCCGTTGTTTGCGGCTCTTATCCGAATTGGCAAGTTTGGGTTCTGAATGCTTGGGGAGCCATCGACCGTCATGCGGTGAACAATAACGGGCCGCTGCCTTCCAGCCGCATCCGTTCTTACAGCAATAAACTCAATTGCTCCGTAGCCGTACCAACTAAAGACGATCTGAAAGATGTTGCCCCGGCTCATGGCTAGTGTCTGCCCTGATGCGCCGGTTCCGTCGAGCTTGTCGGCGTTCCAGGCCGATTGCCTGACTATGGTTTGAACCCCGCCCGCCAATCGAGCAACATAAAGACCCGTAGCGTCCCGTCCAAAATAGAAGCCGTCTGCTGCGTCAACGTAGCCCCATGTAACAACCTGATTACCGATAGGTGCAGAGGGCATTCGCAGCCCAATTCCAATTTCAGCGGAATAGCCGGGTTTGTACCGTCCACGCTCTGCGCTGTCCAGCGTGACGGCATCAGTAGCGCCGCTTACAGACAGCAAATGCTCACCCGCTGAAGTCGTTGCTGCACCCGTACCGGCAAGCACTACGATGTCTCGGTACGCAGACAGCCCGTAGGACGAAGCCAGTTCGACAATTGGCGTCTTTTCGACTGTGCGTAATTCACCAAATTGGCCTGTTGCAGCGTCCTGCGTCGGCATCGGGTCGGCGATGGAAGCATCGATCGCCGTTCCGTCTGTGCCGTGCATGACCTTGACGCGCTGCACCTTAACGCCAAATGATGCGCTGCCGTTTAGGGTCGCCACCTCGTCGCTTGCATAAACGTCGCCACCCGCGCCGGGATTAAGCGTAGTGTTATCAGGCATCTACAGGTCCGTTTCCGTCTGAATCGTTTTAGTGATCTGGCCGGAACTGTTGCGCTCTACCGTGCCGACAATTCGTCTGTCAGGCAGGTTTACGCTGACTTCAGCGGGCGCTACATTGACCACTGTTTCGCCTACGTTGACGACTTGAGGGGCAACATTCACAACTTGCGGCGCAATGTTGACAACCGGCGGTGCTGATTCAGGCATGACGGCTTCGACATTAATCACAGGCTCTGGCAGGTTGATCACGTTGTTGACAATCGGCGCGTCGGGCTTTTCGACGTTGACGTTAACTGCGGGCTGTGCCACGTTGACGATAGGAGCGCCGACATTGATTACCGGCGCTGGCGTTGGCTGGTTGTCCAGGCGATTCGTGATGCGCTCAGATTGCAATTCGTTGGTGTGGCGCATCTCGCGCAAGCTGTTTGCAACGTCTGCAACCGCCGCATCCTGTTTGCTGGTGTCTGGTGCTGGCTTGTCGCGTGGTGCGCGGTAAAGTTCGTCGCCACCATCTACCGGAGCCATGCGCTTGATTTTGCGCACTTCGTTGACCGTCAAATGTGCATCACCCATACCCGGCCCGCCTAGTGCTGATCGGAAGTAG